CCAAAATTGCGCATGTCTCTATAGTAGCCAGCATTGGCTGCCGCAATCCAAGGATGACCCATTACTATGGGTTTCCAAATCTTTTCTGTACGAAAACTGTAAGGATATTCAAACACCGTTTCGGTGACCACACTGAAATAAGTGTCGATATAGGCTTCTGCTTTGATATAAACTTCGCCCCAGTCACGATTGAACAAATGATTTTTTACAAATGTATCTGTTGTGGGGGTGTTTACTCTGTGCTGATAAGTGTCATACTCATATTGAGGTTCTAAATATTTTACTGGTCTTGAATGAGCCATCAAATCCTGACCATGATGTATCAAACTGATTTGTCTATTATGAGCTGTTTGTGTATCAAGTGATGACCATAACGCATGATTTAACAATCCACTCAAAGCCCAACGCTCTATTAGATATTTGCGATTGGGTCTGGTTCTACCATTTAAAAACAGAAACTGATAGGGTTTGTTTGGCTTTGAAAAGATTTCGTTACTACGGCTACAGGCTTGTAAATTTTCCTCGTAGTCGTGTAGTTTGGGCATGAAACTTTCGTAGTAGAGATATGGCCACGAATCATCCATATCGCCACCGGTAATAAGCAATATCTTTTTGCTTTTTACCTGTTGTTCAATACGCAGTGATCCCACACAGCCTATCATGGTCCATGAACCTTCAGCGGGTTGACTCATTATGATTTTGGCTTGACCACTTTCGGCAATTTCAACCAACCAGTCTCTGTGTTGTTCAAACTGCCATCTGCTGACCAAATAGATGGCTCCAGGCACAATAGATTGACCTGCCAGTTCATAAAAGTCACCATCAGCCCACGGCTGTAACAAGTCATAGACTTCGCATCTATTGTCTAATATAAGTTTACGATTTTCGAGCATGGTATTCACACTGGCGCCACCAGTCTGTCATTTCTGGAAAAGTTCGTGAAAAATCTGTGCCACGGCGGCGGTCATGTTCTGAGAAAAATTTATAAAAGTCTGCTTGGTTTTGCTGGATGTATTTGGAATCTAATTGCTGGCCTTGTCGCATCCAAGCAATGTCACGATCCAGTCGGGCCATTTCATAATCTTTGAATCCATGAAATCTTGTTTCAGGTGTTTCGGCTTGGCGTATCATCCAAGCCCATAAGTGTTCCAGTCGGTCAGCATAACTTTCTGGCAGCAGTTGCAGACTTTGCCATGTAGGTGTGCGCAGCACAGGAGTGTCGAACCACACACGCTGATATGTTTGAGAGTAGGTTTGTCTCAGTCCAAGTATGCCAGCAAAGAGATTTTCTAATCCTGTGACACTTAGGTTGTTCATTGTGATAATAAAGGTCACACTGTTGCGACTGGGTATGTCAGTTAAAAACTGATTAACTCGATCCCACAACAGATTAAAGTCTAAACCATGTCGGATATATTCGGCCTGGGCGCCCCATGAGTCCACGCTGACATATTGCATAAAGTGTTCAACATGCTCACCCGCACACAGTTGTTGTACATAACCTTTGTACCGGAGCCAAGACTTCTCATCCACACTGAAGTTGGAAGTCACATTCAAATGTAGATCTGGCTTGGGATTCTCTAGCACATAGTCAAACACACGATAGGTATTGCGATCCAACATGGGCTCGCCGCCAGTCATGCGGAAATGTTGTAGTTCTGGGTACAGTCGAGGCCACCAAGACCAAAAGGCCTCTACATAAGGATTGTGTTCTCTTACTGGAATAGGACGGCGGTGCCCAACAAAATGTTCTGGAGCATTATGAGGTACCCGGGTGGGGTATGCTCCAAGTCTAGACACTTCATCTGCCCATGAGCTACTAAACTGAGGGCTGCAGTAACTACACCGCAGATTGCAAACATGATTAAAATTAACTTCAACATAGCTGGGCACAACATCTTCATCCCCAGAGGAGTTGGCAATACTTTCAAAATCTACACTGGCCCAAGGTTCGCCGGATCTGTAATGACGATCACTTAACTTGCCTGCATCTTCCATGGCCCAACAGTAAGAGCATTCCGCAGGTCTTTGACCAGACAGCATGAGTTGGCGCTGTTGTTTTTTATGAGCAGTGTTGTGTAAGGCAGCAGGGTTGGTCAATGATTCAACAGGAATATGATGCAGTGGAGGGTGATAACAACTATTGTTGAGGCCAGTGGGCAAGTGTAGGCTGACCTGTTTCCACTTGGCCAGGCACAGACTGGGACTTACTGAATCAAGTTGCTCTTTGATGCGTTCTGCATCACTGAGAAACTTTGACTTAAAATCCTCGCCAACTTCATCGCCTTTGTTTACCAACCTTCTTGACTCCTGATCACATCTATTTCTCTGACCATAACGCCACGATTGCACCAATTTTTTTGATAATGCATCTTAAACAAGTCGCTGCCTAGGTCATCATAACGAGTCATTGGTAAGTCTAGTTGAGTGAGTAAATCTTCTGCCACAATACCTGCAACCTGTTCTGGATCACTGTTTTTGACTGTTTGCCAAAGTTCTTCCAGTGCATCAAAGTCTTGTACCTGTGTGTAATCCCAGTTTGTGAGCATGGTCATGTATGTGCCTTGTCTGGCGCCGGCAATGGCCCACACACCATTGGGTACATCACGACCCACATTGTGCCAAATGGTCAAGTGATCTAGGTTACGAGTATGCACACGCTCTTTGAATTCGCTTACAGTGGGCTGCACTCCGCGATTCAAACACATCTTGACTCCTTCACGGAATCCAGCACGCCAGGCTTGAAAGTCAGTGTGATTGGGAAATGTGGTTGAGTAGCAGTCATGCATGGGCCAGTATCTAGGATCAAAACAAAATTCTACTTGTGTTTCGGCCGAGCCATCGGTGGCTTCGTGTGTGCGCATGCGATTAACAAAGTCCTTGGTCCAACAGGAGATACCACCGTTGCCATACATCAAGCCATTGATATGATTCTTGGCGCGCCAACGAAACACTGCCTGTTCCCATTGCTCATCAGCAAAGGTCAGTGTTTGATTGAAGAATTCTGGATAAGGAAGATTGTCTCCATCTATCACCACAAAACGTTCAGTGGTGCTGGCTGCAGCAGCAGCCTTGTGTGCTGCATCTGATCCTTTGACTCCGTCCACACGCTGTGCCCATGGCACCATGTTTTTTACTTTGACCCAAAATTCTTCTTTCTGCGGTTCATCATAGGATAGAAAAATGCAGTCTAAATCTGCTATGTCAACTTGCTTCATTTAATCCGTATCTCCATAAGGTGTGTGGCTGCTGCTGGTCAACAATGACAGTGACATCCGCGGGGTGGCACGGTGTGCCTTCCACAGTGCTGAGTCGCAATCGTGGTACCATGTACACAGGATCCACCCTAATAATCTTGCCATTTCGAACCACAATGTGTCTGGGTTGTTCCCGGTACAGCGCCAAATCAACGTCTATGTAATTACCAGGCAAATCCTCCATGGTCCAGGTAATGGGTCGTCCTTGCTCATCGTAATACAAGCGATAAAACACAGGGCGTGGTGGTTCTGGTTGCCACTCGTTAAATGCTTTCCAAAAATTCTCTGTGGTTTCGTTGTTCACCGTAACCAATCCTTTTGCTGATAATGAAACAATCCCCACTGTGCCACTGTGTTTATGCGTATACCAGGATTGGTCAATTCCCATACTAGTTCTTGTGTCCAAATACTACTGCCTGATCCTATTATGTGTCGTTTCATATGCACAATGTTTGGTCCAAATCCACTGGGTAGTATGACTCTTTCTGGCCCCATGATCATGGCTGCTATGGCATACACAACATCGGTACTGGCTTCGTCGTCGGGAAATTTTAATAATTTACGAAATTCTGCCCAATTTTCAAATATCCTTCGAACTAAATTAAAAAATTCTTTTGCTGTTTCGCTGAGGCGCCAATAGGTAATGGCATTGTAAACATCAGGCAAATGATTATCGTCAAACAATCGACGGTAGTATCTAGATCTAGCAGACTGATCGTAAAAGTCTCTACAGCCTTGGCTGATCACAACATCCCGATGTTCAAACAAATTCCACCAGTGATCCACAGGGCTGGCCGCTAACATGTCGGCTTCTAGTTTGATGGTTTGGCGATAAGGACTGGCTGCAAACATTTGCCAGTCATTCACATACCCACCCAGGTCTCCATAAGGCAAAGGAATCACATGATCAAAAATCGGATCCTTGCACGCACCAACAGTGACCACAGAGATGTTGGCATTGGGATGCCACTGCCGTATGGATCTGGCCAGGTGCACAGCACAAGTCAAGTAATCAACTGTGTCTGTGTTGACAGCAGGTATGAGATAACCCTGTTCAGCAAGTACTGGCAACAATGTCTCCCAAAGTCTTTTTGCCCATGGCATGAAAGTCTTGACCACGCAGTTCAATCCATTTGGGCTTGTTGTTGTCTGTTGTAAAGTCTACACGAAAAGTATCTGCGTCGGTTTGTTGAAATCGATGTTCGGGTGTGAGACTAGCCAAGCTCCATGGTATGGCTGAGTGATCGAGTGTGTGACCATCGACAATGCCCAAAGCAATAGTCAGTGCATGATCATTACGGAATGTGCCTTGAGAATTGCCATAGAGATTTCTATAGTGTTGCCAATTATCTCTAATCATAGTCATGGAATCAAATATCAGTTCAGCTTGTTTGCTGCGTCTAAACATCATTACAGTGGCCCACCACATGGGCATACGATGCCGACCAAAACAGTTAAGACCAGAAAAGTCATTGCGACCTGTGACATCATAGGCATGATTGTGTGCTAAAAAATCTTGATCGGCATCAAATAATGTTCTAAGATTGTTGCTGGCCACAACATAGTCTGCATCTAACACTAGAGTAGTGTCCCATGGAGATAACTCATATGCACTGGCACGATTGCCATTGTGCCATACTACATTTGCATCGTAGTCTGAAAAATGCCTACTGGTGCTGACGCCTGCATCAGTTTTGACCACACAATCAAACACAGGATTATCTACATCTGTGTTGGTGACCAAACACACAGGAATGTCAAAATGCTGATGTATGCGCCGAGCCGACCACGCAGCCAAGCTCACATAATCAATTTGCTCATTATTGAAAGCAAATATCAGTGCGCCTTTCATCTGCGTTGGTTAAGTTCCGCATGTTCCACCAACCAGGCATTCATTTGTTCTTGCCAGCGTTCGGCAGCCAGTTTTGTTAGTTCTTGTACATTGACCTTGACCGGGGTTTCGTATAAATCTAACAGTACTACATCTTGAGTGCAACAATTCAATACAGACAACAGTTCAGGTCCAGCTTGCCACATACCACCGGCATGAGCAAATATCATGCGTGCTTGATATTTTTCTCGAAGAGTACGGCGTGCAACCGCGTGTTCAAATCTGGCTCGTGAGTGTGCTACTAACTGTTCTGTGTCCATTACTGTAAATCCAATCTTGTGAGTTCTTTTTCATCACCGAGACTACCTTGAACAAAAGTATTAAAGCTGAGACTAACTCGTGTGGCTTCTCCCTGCACAGCTTCCACCATGTGCGACAGGCTGCTAGGAAACAGGATCAGTCTACCTGGTTCAGCCGGAAACCACCAACTCTTGGAATTGTAAACATTCCAATTTTCTGTTGTTATGTCAAGTTGGGTGTAGCCATCTTTGTAAAAGAAAATTCGATCTGTCTCGGGGCTGGCTTCAATGTAAAACACTGCAGACAAAAATGAGTTGGGATGTGCGTGTTTGTGATGCCATTGTCCTGGCTTGGTATAATTGGTCCATGATATTGTGATGTAGGGCTTGGCATCATGCTTGGGTTGATACACCTGTTGGTAGTATTCCTGCAGTGCCTCGGTCATAAAAGTCCGGAGATTTTTCAGTGCAGGAATATCAAGCACACGAGTGTTGACACTGGTTGTGTTGCCTTCATTGGGGCGTTGCTCCTGATCTAACAGAATCTTTTTTTCTGCTTTGGTTAGATCTCGACCAAGATTAGCAAACCCAATGGGAATAGGAAATAGGGGTTGAACATCAACTGCAGGAGAGTTTTTCATAGGGTTAGTATACAGTATATGTAGTCAAAAGTAAAGGGCCCGCAGACCCTTTTTGGCAAGGTATTTTTGGATTAGGCCACAGTCGAAGCAACAGCGGGTGTGCCCCAGCTGGCGCTGAGATAGGTTAATGAAGGTGGTACATAGCGACATAACACAGCAGGTGCTGTACCGAATGTGGTATAGGGGCTGGCGGTATCGGATCCACCTGAAATATTAGTGCTGGCACCAGGATTGGTATCGCCATTACTAAACCAGGTAGTGACCAATGTAAGCACTGTTGATCCTGCATTGACTGCGGCTGTGACTCTAATGTAGTCACCGGTGTAAGGAGTTGTAGTGTTATTTAACTGCCACATTGTGGTAGCTGCTGCTCCCGGCGTAAGTGTGTACCATCCAGTGGTGGTTAGATTTGGTGATGGTGTACCGCTGCCGCCCACTCTTGTAAAGCCGGTGTAGCTGATACCCGCAATGGTTTGAGCTGCCCCGTTGACCCTGCCACTTAGGTACAAAGTTCCCACAGTTCCTACAAATGTATTCCAGTCTGGATCATTATCGGTACCAGTTGATGTTTTACTCATGTCTAAACGCACCAGCCCACCTGCATTCCAGAAATATCTAGCAGCATTAGCATCAGCAAATGTTACTGTCTGTGTCCAGGTAATAGTCCAACTGGCGCCACCCGAACCAGTTGCTGTGGTTTTGGCGATGCTGCCAGTCCAAGTCGAACTAGTGGTTCCAGAAGCAGCAGCATTGCCGCGATTGGTAGTAATATTTGTTAAATCGGTATTCACATTGGCAAGAATACTAATGGTGTTACCGGCAGCAGGTGCGGTGCGACTGGTAATTGCAGTGTTAGTCTGAGCGCCCATGGCAGTGATAGTATTAACCAAGTTTGCCCATTGTGTAGCTGTGACAGTGCCGCCCACAGCCACCTGACTTACGTTAGCAGTTTGTCCCCAACCTTTATCAGTGGAGCCCACGGCCCAGACATCATTAACATTGGCGTTGACAGTTACGTTAGCAAAACCGTTGTAGTCAGATGCTACAATTGTGCTACCAGCAGTATACGTCATGTTATGCCACCGAAGCTGCTATAACCGGAGTACCCCAGGTATTGGAGAGATAAGTGGTCTCTGGTGGTACATACCGACACAACACAGCAGGAGCGGTACCAAATGCGGTGTATGGACTTGCAGTATCAGTTCCACCAGAAATATCAGCAGTAGCGCCAGGGTTGGTATCACCATTGCTGTACCAAGTTGTGACTAAGGTCAGCACTGTACTAGCGCCATTGACTGCTGCTGTAACACTAATATAGTCGCCTGTATAAGGACTAACTGTACTATTGAGTGTAAACATAGTTGTAGCAGAAGCACCAGGAGTCAAACTGTACCAACCGGTTGTAGATGCAAACGGACTAGGTGTTCCGCTACCGCCAATTCTAGTAAATCCAGTATAGCTAGTACCACCAATGGTTTGAGCTGCGCTATTTACTCTACCGCTGACATACAATGTGCCTACAGTGCCAACAAATGTATTCCAATCAGGATCACTGTCTGTGCCAGTTGATGTTTTGCTCATATCAAGACGCACTAAGCCGCCTGCATTCCAAAAGTATCTGGCCTGATTTGCGTTACCAAAGGTTACTGTATGTGTCCAAGTAATGGTCCAAGTGGCTTGACCACTGCCAGTGGCTGTGGTTTTAGCTGTGGATCCAGTCCATGAATCGCTGATAGTACCACTACTGACGGCATTGCCACGATTATTGGTCACATTGGTTAAATCTGTGTTGAGATTGCTGAGAATTGCAATAATACTGCCTGTGGTAGGATTGGCTCTTGAAGTTATACCTGTATTGGTGTGATTACCCAAACTTGTAATTCTGTTGTTTAGATCTGACCAATTACTAGCAGCTACCGTACCACCAGCAGATACGTTACTTAATGTTGTACCTTGACCGTAACCTTTGTCACCACTACCTGTTCCCCAGACGTCGTTGACATTAGCACCAGGATTGCCAGCGGCAAATCCGTTGTAATCTGTAGCCTCAATCAAACTTCCTACTGTATATGTCATCCTGCTTCCTCAGTTACTTAATGGTTACAATAGCTTCAACAATACCTTGTGCTGTGTCTAATTTATCTACCAGTGCGCGACCAATGGTGTTAAATGCTGTGGCTTCGCCAGGTGCTGCTGCGCGAGCAATACCATTACCAGCTGATACCAGGCGATCACCTTTGCGTACTGCACCAATGACCTGAACTGGCACACGACCTGTCATGGCCACTGGAGGATGTGTGTCATCTTCGCCTGCGCCACCATTCATTAGATAAGCAGCACGGGTGCTGATAACACCAAACACATTCTCACTGAGAGCTTGTTTGGAGCGAGTGATTTCTTTTGCACCACCCAATTCCACAACTGTACCTGCTTCCAACACTTCATCTGCTGCGAATCGTTCTGCAACGTCAGCATACAGTGCTGTGGTTGATGTGGCAAACACACGGTTAAAGTATGAGCTGGAGCTACCAATGTTGCCCACAGCGTTGCTTCCGCCGTTGACAATGGCTGTGGCTGCACCACCTGAGTTCACAGTGATAATACCCGCAGTGCTGATATTACCACCTGCGATGTTACCAGTTGCACTCATGCCTGCCGAACTTGGCAGTGTGACTTGACCGGTTGAACCAATGATGTTCATAACAGTAGTTGGGGAGGAGCTTACATTGACTCCAAATGTCAAGTTACCATTGTTGGTTTGATTCTGTACTGTGACTGCTGTGCCTGCTACTGTGACTTTGAAATCTGAGTTTGAACCGGCAAACAAACCACTGTTGGTCAACACACTGAGTGTGCCAGTGGTACTGGTATTGGTGTCACTGCGCATGAATTGGCTGCTGGTAAGACCGTTTAATGATTGTGTTCCAGTACTGTTACCGTTGAAGTTTTGAACTACGCCGCCAATGGCGCTGTTTAGTGTGAGACCTGGCAGAACTTGTTGTGTACCCCAGTTACCTGGAACTGAACTTCCTGGTGTAAAGGTATTGTCCTGACTGAAAATACCAACAATGTTACCTTTGGTGTACATCTCTACCACAACATGACTTTGCGCAGAGTTGTCTGTGATTGTGCTGACAATAGCACCAGTGGTGCCTGTTACATTAGAATAGGATGGTCCAACAAGAATAAAGGATGAACCGTTGTAAACATTTAACTGTTGATTGGTGGTGTCGTACCAAAGATCACCTGTTACGTTGCTGACCGGGGCAGTTGAGCTGGCAGTGGCCGAACCAATGGTTTTCCATGTGGTGCCATTGTAGGCTTTCATGATGCCATTACCGGAATCCCACCATAGCTGTCCTGTCAATGGAGCACCAGGAGCTGTGCTATTTGATGAGTTTTCTAGTAGATGGATGTAGTTTGTGTCAAGAAACTGTCCATAACCAGCATAATTTTTACCTATCAGCACCATCGAGCTAGATGTGTTAATAGTACCATCAGGGATTACTGCAAATATGGTACCATCGGTAAGTGTAATTGTGTATGACATATTGTTTTACTCCGTCCTATTCTTATTTATGGAACAGTAATGTATCCATATTTATGCAGTGCTGAGGTTAGTAAGAGTCTGTATGCGCAGAGTGTAATCAATTTGAATCTGGCGGTTCAAACTCTTTTGTACTGGGTGAAAAATCACGTGAGTGATCAGTCTCAAATCTGTGGTTGATCCACTTACACATTTGAGTCCTAATTCATCAAAAACATACTCGCCATTGAAATTAGTTGAGTTGTCAAAGGCCTGTTGTCCTGCGGGCTCACCGTAATCTAGCAAGCAAGTAACCAAAATATCAGTGTACACATTACCGTTGGTGTGTAACACAGTCATTTTGTTGTTGAGTGGGTCAATATCAGCTGCTGAGTTATCGTCAACAACCTTAGCGTAAGTTTCATTGTAAAGATCTGCATTTTGACCAGTAGTATTAGGTGGCAAATAGGTTATAACGCCAGTGGGGTCTACACTGGATCCACCATTACCAAATGCCATTTGATAGATCCAACCACCGCCCTGCGCTAATGTGCGATTACTTAGAGCTTGTGCCATGGCAATGCTGATATTTTCATAGTGAATTGCATTCTTTTTGTCTAACAACACTTCACCTGAATTTGGATCGTGGATTTTAACAAAGCCTTGAATTTGAGCCATACCCGGGGTAATAATCATGCGCGTTTCTCCACAAAAGTTTCTTTGGTAGCAGGATCAAAAATACGCACATGTGCTTCCACTGATATAGCACCAGTTTCATTGGGTCTTTTGGGTGTAGGAGTAGCAGCTTTATTTGTTTCAGCTGATTTTTGAATGTTTTGTGTCATATCATTATTTACCATAGCTCAAAGCCCCCGTAAGAACCTGGCTGGGATTGTTTCGGTTATTTGCAAAGGTTGCCCATTGCTGGGTGTGCCCACACCAGGCTCATACCAGCTGCTGAGTCCTTGACGTACCAATATAGTAACTTCAACACCCGAAGGTGGTGCAGTTACAAACTGTACAGTTACTGGGTTATCACCAGTGATGCTGTAACCTGTGCTAGTTAGGATACCACCCACATACACTTCCACAGCTTCTTCTACAGTGGTGCTGTCATCGTAAGCCAGTTCAAGGTTGGAAGCAACAAATAGGGTTTGACTGCCGTCAGCTAGGAATGTGTTATACACAACGGTATTTTGATAGGCTGCAGGTAGTAAATTGCCACGACCCATGTCATAAACTTCTGCGCCCACAGGATGCTGTGCGGCCGCTGTACCTGCTGTGCCGCGCAACAGGCTGCTGATGGTGTTAGTATTGACATCTCGCACACGATACATGATGCGTTCACCCTCAATCATTACTATGCCCCAGATGTTGGCCTCGGGTCTAGGCTCACTGAGAGCAGCAGCATTGGTGACATGAATTACATCATCATATTGTTCCACTGCCTGCGACACCGTGGTTGTAGTTGCAGGTGTCATACGATACACTGCCTGTACTCCACGCATGTCTTGGAAGATCCGGAACGCCATGGCATCAGGTACTATGCTATCGGTAAATTCTGTGATCATGACAACGTCGGTGCTGTTGAGTAATGCAGGTAGAACCAATTCATAGCCATTGATCAAATAACCTTCACCGTAGAAAAGACGGTTGCCGTTCAAAGTAACCCACAGTCTGTTGGGATCCGCAACCAATCTTTCCAGTATGAGGTTGTTTGCACCATTGTAGGGTCCAACAATGACCTGTGTCAAGATGTTTTGTTGGCGTGTGTCGTTCCAAGTAGTTACACAGACACAATCACCAGGTGCAGGTTCACTGCCAGAATTAAATGTAAGTTGATCACCATTTACATAACAATCAGTACCTGCATCCACACAGACTAAAATTCTTGCTCCAACTGCAGGAGGTACAGAGAAGTCAATCGACCGAGGTAGGCCCACTACATAGGGTTCTACAATAAAGTCCACATTGAGTTGCTGTGGAATATCGTTCACATACACATGAACCTGATTATCTGCAATCAAACCTTGACTAAAGCCCAGGCGTTCCGGCAACAAGTAACCCACACTGCCATCTGCATAGTATTCGGCACCAGCCGAAGTTCTAGCACGCACACCATTCACAGTGACCACTAGGTTGTCTGGGTTGGTGTATTCCAAACTATTGGTAAGTGTGTAGGTCAACGAACCATCTGAGGTAATAATCTGTGTTTGTGCTGTGCTCCAACCATAGTCAGTTGTGACACTGTTGACTGTGGTCAGGCCAATTGCGGTCAAACTAATAAAGTCTGTAGCAGCAAATGTCACATTAAAGGTTACTTCTGTTAAATTGTAACCCGATGCTGCGTATGTGAAATTAGTAAAATTATCACCGTTGACAAATACAGCAATCTGAGATATTTCTGAATAGCTCACTGGAATAATCACTGACCCGGAGATATCTGCGCCTGTGTAGTTTTCACGCTGTAGTTGGTTACCACCACCTATGCTATACACTGTGATATTGATGGCATCACCATTGCTGGCATTGTTGATAACTGTGATAGTTTGCGCTGCCCAATCCACAGTGTAATCTACATCGCGACACAGATCTATACCAGTGGTTTCGTTGCTGACCACAATGTTTACAGGATAAGGCACTTGATTGGCCCAACTAAATGTGGGTCCACCGGTTAGGTACTCAAATCCCACCAGTGATTCGGCAAAGCCATGTCCTGCACCAGTCCAGTCAGCACCAGGGCGTGTGAACACTTTGAAGTCCATGGTATCAAATTCACTGCCTGGAATCAATTCTTCTGGTGCATAGCTGCTGAATACATCAATATAACCGCCACCATCCACATTAATGTCTGTGGGTCTGGTGCCAAGGTAGATGTCAAGATAGGAACTGCTGTAAGTTGCATCTAGAATACCGGGATCATAAGTGGGCAGGCCGTTTTCATCGTAGGCAATATTATCAAATGGATTGATATCAAAGTTGCCTACATCAAATCCTGTGTTCTGACCGTATGTTGGTGCCGAAACTTGTACACCGGGATATTCCACACCATCAATCAATAGTGGCAAGCTCAAACCAGGTTCGTTAGGCGTAGGCAGATAAAATCCCATGGTACGGTCTACACCACTGAGTGTACTGGCAGCTACCAACAACCATTGTTCAGGATTAAATGTAGAACTTTCCACAGCAGTACTGTCACTGGAATTGGCGCTCCAAACTCGATCATCGTAGCGAACCTGGGTGCCATTGTCATAACTGACATTGGGCTGCCAATCCACAATAGTGGTTTGATACTGATAGCGGTCGTATTTGATTGTGGTCTTAAACTGACGAATCAAATTGTTGCCCATGACCGCAGCAGCTCTTGCACCTGCACCACTACCACCCACAAATGTTATTGTAGCAGTTTCGCTGTAGCCCACGCCGGGATCAACAATGGTCACACTGGCCACTTGACCTGCGCTGTTGACGTTGGGTACCAGTACCGCTGGCGACACACAGGTGCCTGTGACTTCAATTATAGGTGCAGCACCTAAATATCCCACACCACCGTCGATCATGTTGACATCTTCAACAGTTAATAGATAATTGTTATACCAGTATGTGTATGGTAACTGTGTCCAGAGATTGCTGTCTGCTGGTGTGTCGCTGTTGGTATTGGCAGTTCCGGTGCCAATGGCTGTGCTGTGAGTGTAGGGCAATAGCACTGGACTGACATACTGAGGTAACTCTAGTGCAGTGTCATAGTAGGCTGGTAGATCAAAGTCAGTGATAGATCCAGCATAGTCATCTTCACCATTGTACACCAAGTGGAATTCTTTGATCTGCACATGATATGGTTTGACTTCAGTGATGTAATCCAACACAAAAGTCTGATTGTCCTGGCGATACACTTGGAATGGAATCAATCCACGAATCTTATGTGCCACATCAATCAAACTGGTCTTGGTCAACCACTCGGGTGCTTGTGTTTCGCTAAGAATAAATTGGAACATCAGGATCAGCTGGCGGTTGCGTTCTATGGCCAAGTCATCAATAAACAATTGTTCATTAATGGCTTGAATAATCCGGCGTGTTTCAATCACAGGTTCTTGATCAAAGTACTGTGTGTCAAAAGCTTCGCGATCAAATCCATAACGACCCACCGAGTAATTCCAGATTGACTCGCTGATTTGTATGGTGCCGTCTTCCAAGGCCACACGCTGCCAACCCACATTGGTCAGCAAGTAAATTTCATATTTGCCTTGACCGTTAGCCGTTACTTTGACGCTGGAACCCACTGGCACATCCAAGGTAGCAAGACTTGCATAGTTTGGAACCTGGGTGATGGGCTTTTGACTTTGGTTATATCCAGGCAAGTACCAAGTTACATGATACCAATAGTTGCGTGTGTCATAATTTTGTATGCGCACCAATTCGGTGTAGCGCACAGAATTAACTTGTTCCACACTGTAAATGGTCCATAAACCATCTTGACTGCTGTCGCTTACAACCAAATAGGTATACCCAATAGGTACAGCGTAGAGATTTTGGAAACTAAGTTCTTCCAGGTTGGCTACTCGCAAGTCCCATTCACCACTGGCTGCAGTGGGTTCTGGCTCTCTAGAGTTTAACAATGCCAGACTACGATTTTCTACCATAGGATACTGCAAGAAGATTGTGTTGGCTCGCTGTAAGTAGTTCTGCAGAGCCATGAATCGGTCAACAAACATGCTCTGTCTTGGTCGGAATTGTACACCAATGCGCTCTGCTGGACTGAGATTTGGATCTGGAACCACAGCACCGGCTGTGTCCACACCGCAGAAGCTGTCTTGTAGTTTTCTGTACAAGTTACTGCTCAAGAAACTGTCAGCAACATCTTGCCCAATCAATTCAAACTCTTGATGGATGTTGTTTATGGTTGCCTGCTGCTCATAATCAATGTGCAAGATGGTATCTTGTGCGCTGATATAAGGCAGGCCATTGTATATGGCCACAGTGCTGGCGTTGAGGAAGGCCACATAAGGTATACCACTGCTTCTGGGTTCTTCGATATATCTAGCAATACCAGTGGTGCTGAGTGTTTTACCTAGAGTGGTTTGTACTGTGGTAATGTCCTTGGCCCAGAAGTAGTAGAATGTGTTGATAATACCATTGCTGTCTAGGCCGGAAAGTTGGGTGTAGGAAACAGTGTCACGAGGAACGCCAGGTCCGGTGTAGGCGCCGGGTGGTACTGTGCTCTGCACCCACTGATAAACTTCAACTACACTGCCAGGGAATACCTGTCCCCAACGTCTTGCAGCGTAGGCTAGATTGTCTTGATTGGGATCAATAAAGCGCACACTGTTGGTGTCCCACCAAATCTGACCCAGATTGGCTTCGCCCCAGAAGTTACCATTGTTGTTAACAAGCCCAGAGTTGTATTGTGCAGGATCCACCGCACCAATGTAATTGATATTTTGTCTGGCAGCACCAAGGATTTTGCCCTGCAAGGGATCAAACCAGTCAAAGAATTCTGTGGCTGAACTCTGCAGACGATCAAACATGAACACCGAATTGATCAGATAAACATCTACCACTGGTTGCTGTACATGGATTGGAGTCCAGGCCGGACGCAGTGTGGGATTGTCAAAGCTGGCCACACGACCATAGTTGAGACTGCTGTCACCCAGATCACTGCCAGGCGCACCTACAAGTAGTCTGCCACTGGTGTAATTGACTGCAGCACCCCACTGGTCGCCCGGAACCATGGCGTTGTCATAAACTTCTTGACCAAACACAAACTTACCTGGATTTGACACACTGCTGTTGGCACTGGGTAGATAATCATATGTGTAAACAGCACCGCCTTCAACAATGTATTTGAAGAAGTTTGTGCTGTGTGCGTCAAAATAAGTGGTTCCATTGTCGAATGTGGTAGGTATTGCAGTAGTACCACCTGGTGCTCCCACTACTAATGTTAGTGCGCTTGAATCAATATTGAGACTTTGACCAAAGTAGGCAAAATCCACAGGATTAGGACTCACTATGTTTTGAGCAAATGTATAGGGTTCAAAGCCTAGGTCAGCAAAGGCTGTGCCGGACACTCCCGGTAACACACTGAGTCTATTAAATTCATCTGCTGCTGCTAGATTGATCACACTGATAGTCAAGTATCCGTTGCTGACTGTGGCAGTTACGTTGGGTACTCCGGCTGCAATGATAGCAGCGGCTAAACCATCCACAGTGTTGTCTGGAGCATTGGGAACTGTGACTGGTGTGTTGTTAACAAGAATGGTATTGCCTGCAGTCAAACTGGGATTGGCAATGGTAGATGTAATCACACCATACAGTCGAGCTTGATTGGTTCTGCGATCCACCGAGCCTGCATCGGGCAACACAGAACTATCCAAGGGTGAACTTGCGTACACGCTGCAATTGGTTGGGCATACATTGATCACAGTTCCAAATCCTGCTGACTGAGTTGGTGACCCAGCAGCAAACTTTTGTACCTGACGGAATATATTGCTTTCAATTTCAAGAATGTCGCCTACAGCCAACATTAATGAACTCGACAGCACCACATTGTTACCCACCACACTAAACATGCCGTCCATGAATTGTGCGCTGTTGACCAAGAATTCGTTGTTTAACAACACCGACACTGGTTCTTGCCAACCCGCTGGTAATGCGTAAGTCAATGTAGTAGGATCGCTCACAATGTAACGAATCACACTGCGATCAAATGCATACACTGCACCGCTGTTGGCATAGTTGGTGGTATCGTCGTTGGGTGCGCCAATTAGGATTTGTCGACCATCAGTGGTTGTGCTTACACTGGCGCCAAATCTGGCTGTGCTGCTTAATCCTGATACTGTGATAGCTTCCACATACTGGAAATAACTCAATGCAGTTACAACAATGATTGCTCCTGCAGCAGGCACTGTGTTGAACACAATCTCATCTGCATACAAGGCGCTGTCTGTGTTGAAACTGTAGTCCTGAAATGGTCTCTGTAGTGCTCCATTTACAGTAACCGAGAATGAGAATATGTCGCTGATGGTAGCCAAGTAAGGGGTAATAGTGAAGATACTGGTATTACTGATACCAACACCTGCAGTAGTGAACCCAGTGATTGCACCACCATCAACTGCGGTCACAGTTATAACCAGGTTATTAGCAGGGGTTACGCCCCCTATGTTTACACCGTAGATAGTGACAGTATTACCATTGGCATAACCTGTGCCACCGTTGACCAGGGTTGTGGTATACACACCACGAAGATTTGTCACTGTAAACTTGGCACCACTTCCTCCGCCCGAAGTGGCATCTTGCGAGATTGAATAATAGGTGTTTTTATCCAGCTGGTACGATGTTCTACGTCTAATCAAAATTGTTAAGGATTGTACCGGTGCAGTTGTAAACACAACGTTGGTGGTTGTGGTGCTATAATCTACTCCATATACCTGCACCACATTGTTGACAACCACAGTCAATTGTTCGCCATTGGTGACAGCAATAGAATCCGAAAAGTTGTAAGACACAGTAGATCCATCGCCCACATAGGTCACATATTGATTTTCGTCAATGTCCACACGACCATAGGCGTACACAGTATTATGACCAGGAGATCCAATGTACATCCAACGTTCATCTTGACTGATGGTTACATCATAACCAAATTCGCCACCGCTGAAATTTTGATCCGGTGCTACCAGTAACTGTCTTTGATCGAATACGTTGCTTTGTGCTGGCCGATAGATAACTGCTGCATAACCTTGACTGCTATTGCTGGCGCTGGCTCCAGCCACAGACCAGGTATTGGTACCAATTTTAACTGCGTTACCATACCCAGCGGCACCGGTGGTGCCCAATGTCAATATGTTTGTTTCGATATACTGATTGTTTTGATCACGCAACCATGTATAAACAGCACCAGCAGCACCATTGGTAGGTGAACCAATTAGTGCCGATATGTTGTTTTGACCTTGTGTTATTGCAGATCCAAAGCCGCTGTTGGCCACTGGTACTATGGCACTCAACACCGCACCTTCCACAAACGGCGCTTGCTTTTCTAAAACTTCCCAGTGTCCAGATCCATTGTTATCAACCCAGACTCTAGCACCGGGTACCAGACTCTTAGCATAAGGTAGGTTGATCACGTCGCTGGCCTGCGATACACGTTGTGTCTGTAAGAAGTAGGCCAGACCTTGGTCTACCACTATGGTGTTGGTAAATGTTAGATCAATGGTAATTGTGTTGATAGATGGCACAGCTAATACTCGGTATACACCATCTACTTGAGTATCCACATACTTTAGTATAACCACAGCTCCAACTGAGAGATTGTGTGTTTGACTGAATACTACACTGCTGGTACCATTGAGATTGCTGGTCACTGATTCAACACGACCCGGTACTGGACTGCAGCGATAGATACCCCAATCATAATCGTTGATCTTGGCTGCCCATATTGTGGTACCTATGCCCACAGTCTCCAATGTGGCGGCATCAAGATTCAAGTTGCTGGCCAAATTAAACACAGTGATGTCTACATCATCTATGTTCACATAACCTGCAGTGGGCAAGGCTGTGTCTGTGATCTCGGGATAGATTGTGGTGAAGATATCTGGCGACGACAGTGGTAGGCTGGTACGCCATACCTTGCTGTATAATACAGTCTGGTCTGCTAAACTAGTTTGAGCAGGCTCAATTACCTGATATATTGAAGGATTTGCTCTTAGCAATGCTTGATTTAATTGGAATTCAATAAAACTCTTGTTGGCATTAGCACCATAGGTGGCTTGCAGTATTGCCCAATTTTCTCTCACATAGTATTCGGCAACTTCCTTGCCAAGATTGGCATTGCCAAATAAGTCAACACTGAGTATGGTGCCTTTGTCTTTGATAAACTGCTGGTACACATTGACCTGGCTAGTGTCGCTAAGATCCAGTGCACTCATGTACTGTCTAGGTCTAAATCCAATCAAGCCATATGCGAAAAGATTTTGATCTACTGCAAAGTTGGCATTGTTTGTGTCGTAACTGTTGGCTAACTCATTGCTCTTGTTGGGTAAGTTGGCCAACAATCCACCTTGAATAGCAGTGTAATCGCTCTTGACCCACTGTGAGCTATTGAATTCTGCTGTGGGTTGTACAATATCTTGTGCGCTCCAATAGTTTCTCTTATAGAGAACAATTTCGCCTTTGGTGTATTTTTTATTTGGCTGCCACTCTTGAATGGTGCTAAGGTTGTTAAGTATAAATCCTTGCGCATCCAGTTGACCATTCCATTCGGCGCTGACTGTGGCGCGAACATAGATTCTACCCTGACGCGCACTGGTAGCAGGATTGTAAATCAAGTCATTGAATATACTGACATTGTCCAAGACCACCATAGTCTCGTAACTGGTAAATTTAACATCCAGGAAAGAAATAATCTGATTGGTCACTGTGCGCACACTGAAGTCATTGCCCAAGCGTGTGATAACCAAGTCACGAGCAGGAATCACCTGACGATTCTGGTCTAACACCAAACTCTCTGGCGTCATGACCACCACTGAATCCACAATGCTTTGAGGACGGCTAACACTGAGTATGGCTGCAGCAGGATTCAAACAGATAATGGCACCATCACCCCAGCCTTGGTTGTCCCAGTACAAGAACTCTTGTGCCATTTGATTCCAATTTAGTACATAACCATTTTCCACACCATCAAACATGAGTCCTTGGCTGGCCAACAGTGCACCATAACTCAACAAGAAATCCACAACCATGGTGGCATTGGCAAACACATAACCGTAAGGTATCTGAGCCACATTCTTGGTGTACTCTATGGGTACCAACACACTTGATCCACCTGCTTCAATGCGTTGTTTTTTGCCACTGGGGTTACTGATTAGGATATTGAAATATGGGTTTTGCAAACTGTAACCAAGCACAGCAAATCCCGTGCCCGATCGTTGTACGGTCACAGCACTGTAACCCACACGATCAAATGGTTGATTTTTATACAGCAACAGTTTATAACTCTCAGGCGGTAACAACAGACTGCTATTGGTGCTATTGGGACTGCTCTTTTCAGTGTAAATGTTGAGATATTGTTTGTCGGTAAAAGATGCCATGCGATAACACAAACGCACATCTAAATTCTTTAAGTCGGCTGTGAGTAAGTCAGTACTGTTTAATCCTGCCAGTTGATTGTAGTCCACAATCCAGTTGATATAGCTGGCTTTGCTGACACCATTGCCGTAGACTTCAACACCGTTGGCATCAAGTCTGTAACGGTCGTTGTAGAGATACTGACCAAATTCGGTGTTGTATTTGTAAAGGTCGCGATCAGCAAACAAGCTGAAGAATTCTGCGGGCCTGGTCAAGGCCAACATGCGCATGATGGCAAATGGGTAGCTGGAACTCTTGCGCCATGATGCTTCCACAGGACCGTTGTCGCCGAACACCCAACTCTTTTGCCATTGGGTACTGTCATACAAGCCCACCACACTTTCAAATGGGCTTAACAGTTGTCCTTCTGTGCCTGTAGGGATAACCTGCTGTAGGTTGGGTCTAACATATTCAGGACGGATGTAAGGCACAATAGGATCTGCAACCAAGCCTAGTGCCATGTCGTCCCATAACACCAAGTTATCGCTGGTATATGGAGCAGGGCCGTAGACATCATTCCACCAGGTGGGTTTTTCACTGAAACCAATCAATTGCCATGGGGTGCTTTGAGGCGAATCAGTGTCGTAAAAATAATTGTAGATACCTCGCCATGCGCCTAACAATGGTTGTTCACTTCTTGTGGTATCACTGCTTATCTTATTGCCAGCTGCACTGTAGTTCCAAGTAAATTCGTTGTTGGCAAAATAGGTCTGTGATTTGTAATCTAAATTGTTCCAACCAATCCAGCTTAAGAAACTGGATGATTCAATTGTGTTAATTTCACTTAGTGAATAATCTGTAGTTCTAAATTGTCCTGGCACTACCTCTACCACTGGTAATGGAATAGCAGATTTGATCTTTAAGTTATTAAAGATTCTTGTTTCAAATTCCAACAAGATTTGATCTCTAATGTCACCAAAGGCCACAGTGATACTGCCATCGTGTCCTTGTATGACCAGCCTGGGTTCTACATAAGTTTGGTCAAGAAATATACTTGGACGATAGGCAGGATACAGTCCCATTTTTGTGGGTGTGTTGGGCACATAGTTGCCATATGTAGGGTTGTATTCTTCAATGCGTACCACATCACCCACTGCCAATGGAGCGGTGATAGTCAGGCTAGGTGCATCGTTGGCTACAACATATTCATAATTGATTTGTAATAGTACATCATTCAAATACACCAGCAATCCAAGATAGTTTGAACTGGTGAAGTTGTAGGTTTGAACCGTGGCAAACACATTAGTGCTGATGGGTGTGATAGTGGTGCTGCTCTGTGCAAACACACTGCCAGTGGGCACCATGTCGCTCCAATAGAATGGATTTAGGTTGCTGCGGCCTTCCACTATTTCGGCCATTGCGCTGTTGAGAATTTCTGGCACAGTCATATTGCTGTAATCGTTTTGAATTACAGTGTCTAACAACTGGGTTTTAAATTTGGTGTATTCTCGATCGTTAAAGCTCAATGCGGCAAAAATGTTATAGTCTGCACTGCGCATGAAGTAACCGGCCAAGGTCAAGGGCGAGCTTTGTTGCACAATGTTGGTGCCGTAACGACCAATGTTGCCCAGATCTCTGGAATTGTTAGCACCATTAATAGGACCAACCAAGGCCAACAAGTTTTCGCCCATGGTGTCGTAGTGGGCTCTTGTTGTGCCTAGTGTAAAGTAAGGACTATTAACATTTAATGGATTGTTTTCTAAATTACTGGGGACCTGATAAAAGCCCACGCTGCTGGCCTGATCACTGATCACAGCCACTTCAATTACGTCGCCTGGCACGTAGATATTGCTCAGTGTAATTGTGGTGGAATTACTGGTGGTGGTCACGGTATAGTCACCGGGACTAACAAATGCTGACCCCACAAATACTTGAACTGATGGTACAGCACCATTGGGTAGTACCGCTATGTCTAACTGTAGGGGACGACCATCATACGTGAATTTGAATTGCTGACGAGTGTACCCTTTGGTTATTGCTGGTTGCCAACCCAGCTCTTTTTCGAACACCGTGCGCGATGCATATTGGCGCACGGTGCCTATGCTGATGTTGTCAGTGGTGGTAACTTTGTTTTTGACATAGGTAAATGTGTCGGTATAAAGATTGTTGTCGAATACAATGTCGCCCACATTGGCCAAGCTGAGATACCGTAAAGCAAAGCCCAACACAGGATCCGTGACACCACTGGCATTTACAGCATAAGAAAATAATTTGCTGCCTAAGAATGTCGAACTAGGATACTTGATAGGATCGCTGAGACTTACACCAGCTGAGTCGTAGACATTAAACAACGGCGCTTGATTGACACCAGTCTTTTGCTGTGCTTCAATCCAGGCTACACCGTCATACCAAAAACTTTTTCCTTGCAGTGTTTGACCGCTGAGACAGACCACGGTATTATCATATACTATGTCAGCATCAGTGGCAGGAGTCAAGTTAATGATAGGTTCTGCAATCAAGGGCGGAACAGTATCTGGTGTAATGAACTGTACCACATAGATTTTGTCACGCACATCTGGATCAGCATCTTTGGCAAAGATCACACGAGTACCATCTGTGAAGTTATAACCGTCTGTGCCATAACCAGTACTGCCTTCAATTGTGCTAAATGCATCAGTTACTGAAAAGTCAATTATGTCAACTGGTTGCTTGGCTTCGGTACCAAAGTCGTACAATCTAGTGCCAGCACGATATTCAAGAATAGGACGCTTGGCTCGGTAGGCATTGTCCAGCACCGGTAGGATATTGTTGTATTGAGCTGCTGCATTAATTACATCAATATGGAACCAACGGTTACTACGTGTCCAGGCATTGAGATCTGGGCTGGCCCGATTGATGGTCAAATAGTCCGGGATCAAGGGTTGATTTAGGCTGGCATCAAAGTTGCCTACATCAAAAGGCACGCTGTCAAATGGTACAGTGGCGCTTTCTGTATAAGTTTCGGGAGTAACATAATTGGTCACAGGCAGCAATTTGATTGCTACTCCTACACCCTCTACATAATATTGATTGTTGGCATAACTCGAAGGCGAAACCTGACCAATAAACTGTACCTTGAGACCATTGGTGAATACTACCCCGTTAGGGCTGGTATAATTCTTTTTACCAATAATTTGATCAACATCCAACACACCAGCATCAACTTGATCGATTAATCTAATTTGACCAAAAATTTCCGGGTCAGTACCATCTTGATAATACAACACATTCTTTGCAGCAGTTAGCAGAGGAATTTGTTCAAATACTCCTGACGCATTCTTATACCAATTGGTGCTGGCATATTCAGTGCCATACTTAATAGTGAATTTTTCTAAATTGTTAACAGACTCTACACTGTTTAACTGCATGTAATAACTACCGCTGGTGGTCAGTACATATTGAATTTGCCACACACTGTAACGCACCATTGGATCGTCTATGGGTGTGGTTTGACTAAAAGTTGTGCTGTCGAAACTTCCAATACCGCTGACTACATTGCCTGCTGGCAACAACGGATCAAACTGTGTGGTCACCAACCAACCGCCGTCTTGGGCATCTGGAATGTCATTAAGAAAAATTACTGTACGGCCGTTGAGATTTCTAATACCATCAATACCGCCATACTCAGCTAGAAACTCATCTACAAATACATTGTTGATTTGATCAAATTGCAGTGTTGCTGCTACCAGATCAACCGAACCTATGTCAGTGAGATTGTAATAAAAACTTTGAGCAGTGGCCAACGGCACATTGAAAGTCACAGTGCCAAGATCTTCACCATTGTTGAACACACCCAGCACATCTCTACTGCTGATGTTGGGAGCATATGGTAGTCGACCGTTGACACCAGGATCTGTTTGAATCCAAAATCCCGGACCTGTGCCAGGCTGACCATTAATGATGTTAAAGGTGCCAGCCATTAAAAATTCGTTTTTGCTGCTGTAGTACAGTGTGTCCGGTGCATCTTGGGGCACTGTAAATGTCAACAGTCCTGCACTGGCTCCGTTGCGGCTTACACCACTATTGAAATCGTTATTGACATTGAATGCTGGAGTTGATTGAATAGTAAATCTGTAATCACCAGTCAACAACAAATTAAACACATAGGTATTGCCGCGTACCAAGGTCAAGGTAGGATTGGCAATGCCATCAATTAAAAATGCATTTCTTTCGCGGTTGGTAACTCTAAAGTTTACAGTTTCTTTGGCGTTTTGTGCAACTTGAAATGTGTAGTTGCCCTGACGTACCAAGGTCAGTGTGGGATTGTTACCTTCCACACCAGAAAATGTGTACACACCATTTTCTCTTGTGACCACAAAGTTGTCAGTCAACGGAACTTCACCTGCAAACACATCCACTGAATCTGGGCCAGCAGGCAACCAATAGTACTGACTGTAGTTGACCATCTTGTCAAAATCAATGAACGGATCCCAAGTATAGTAATCGCTGGTAAACAGTCTGTCGGCTCTGGTGGTATTTGCGCCTTGTAAGTTCAAGGCATCAATCATACCAGGATATGTTATGGCGTTCTTGATCTTTTGTACATTCTCTGGATCCAGACTAACCACGCCTGGTTCCAATTGATAATCTACTCTTTCGGCAGTGGGTTCAGTGACATACTTGTCGTTGGGATTGACCCCAGGCCCAACACTGCGTCCTACAAAGCCTTGAATGGTTTTGAAGTTGGGCTCTTGAACCAGCTGATCCAAAGTGGCGCCCAACACCATTTTGTTGGTGTCAGTTTGGAAAATCTCTGGCAGTAGTTCTACTGTGCGTACACTGGCCATTAAATTACTCCACTACCAGGAGCAGTGCGTATGTTGGTACTGGTCAATGCACTGATAACTTCAATGTTATTAATTGTAGCAGCATTAACAAAAATCTGATTAGGTGCTGATCTTATTTCGTAAAGGTCACCAAAACTCTTCTGTGGGTTGATAGGTACCAATACCACTGAACTGACCACTGTGCCTATTTGCTGATGAATATAAGCTGCCAGTTCTGAAAAATAAAATGTGGTGCCAAAGTCCCATTTGTCAATGGTAAAATAATCGTTTATTGTGGTTACTACCAAGTTTTTTACCTCGCTGTCAGTGGCCACAGTGTCAAATGCTTTGATAACTTTGATGGTGGCACGCAGATCAGGTGAGGCCTTGTTACCAAACAAAGGTTTGAACTCCACCGAATTCAAAATCATAGTGTCGCTTAACATTTTATAATCTTGCAGCGCACTGTAAGCAGTGTTCAACTCGTCAATGGTAGGAGGAGTAGGTTCAGCCACTGTGCCAGTGACATCTCTGATATAGTTTTGATACTGAATATAGTATTCTTGTGTGACCACATACACATCAATGATGTTTGTTGTAGCAGGATCAATTCTGCTGGTCAATGGACTGTTATGACGATATTGGAAAGCCAAATCTTGGCGACCAACTCGCGCAATGTAATCAGTAAGCAGTTGTAGGTATCTCGACCCGTTTGTGGCAATCAACAGTTGATAAAAGGTTCCTGTATAGGTATAGTTGTCTATGGTAGTGGTTTGGTTGTAGGCATAAAAAATTTGTCCCGACACATATTGTAATTTAACTAGTTCAATGGCGTCCATGGTTGCATAGTCGGAGTTTACAACACCGCTTTCAACTAACACATAACGCTCAAGATTGTCAAAATCCACTATGCGTTTAAAGAACACCAGTTTCTGTGTGGGATTTACATCGGGTGCTACAATTTCATTAAAGAAGTCTGGATCATCGGGCACACCATCGCTGTCTGAATCTTGGAATGTTACTAGTACCTGAAAATCATCCACATAGCCATCACTTAGCACAGGTTGGCCTGCAATGCGCAGTCTAATGTCAGTGTTCTGAGGCAGTGCACTGTCGGGACGATTGTTGGTTTTCAGTACATTTACAAAGTCGCGAATCACTGTGCCTGTTCTACTGTCAAACACTGGTTCGCCACCATAGAAGAAAAATCTTGTCTGTAACACACTGCCAAAGAAATAATCCAAGGCACGCGATGTTACTGTGTAGGTGACACCATCTGTCACAAACTGCACCAACCAACTAGCATCGTTGTTGACACCAGCGGTACTGCCAGCATTGACCTGACTCCAAGCGGCGTCTTGATCTAGGTTAGTACTGGTGATCAAGTACCAGGTACCAGCTGTGCCTGTAATAGTGCCCAGGCTGTCATACCCGATACCAAAATTGCGTTGAAGCAAAATTTGTTCGGCCATGCTCTGCTCAAATGCAGTGGGCAAGTCTGTAACAAATAGTGGTATTACTTCACTGGCTATGGCGCCAGTGGGTACAAAATTATTCAATGTCACAGGACCCACACCATTACTGAAGTTACCCTGACCTTGGTTGGTTCCATCTAGCACTACTGCTGTGGGACTGGCCCAAATAATAAGTTTTTGATTGGGTTCGGTTGGGGTGCCTACCACCAATCTATTGTTGGCATCAAAAAAGTAACCAGCTGGTGGGACAAATTTAACTAGACTACCAACTTGAATGTATTTGAGATTGCTGCTGTTGTAAGGTCCAATGCTCACAGGGTTGCCAAGAGTATTGACAAAATATCCAGTAGTTTCATTGGCCAATGTGGTACTTTGGTTCCAGGTAGTTGGCAATGTACTCAGGCTGATTCGAGGAAAATAACCATAATAAAACTGTTGCATCTCGTATCCAGCCAACACAGGTTGTACCTGATTCACAATTACATTGTTAATTTCATTGTTGGTGGCAAAAGTAAACAGAAATGTGGGCAGTGTTAAGTTTTGATACAGTGCACCATCGCTGGCAAATATATTAGTGCTCGAGTACTTGCTGGTTGGATCAGCCAATTCAAGATATCTACTGGTTCCAATGGCACTGCGATTCAATGCTGTACTTTTGATAATTGAGTTATAAGCAGTAAATGGAAAGTTTGTGTAATCCTCACCATTGACCATGCGGTTTTGTGTGTAGTAACGAGCTGGGGCACGTTGTTTGATTTCATCAATGGCTTCACGAGGTTGCGAGTTGCTCACTGGTGTAGTAATACCGCAGGTGAAAGTAATGGTTTGTAGCTGGCCTGTACGACTTACATAGCTGATAGGCACTTGCACTGCCTGCATTTCTTCTGGATTGATAATGTATTGCAGGCCATTGCTGGAACGAACATAGCAGCGGAATTGACCCACTGGAATAGCTGAAAAAACGCCATCACCAAAGTTTAAAGTGATCTGATCATTGGTTCTGCTGGAGGTGCTAAAAATAGTGCGTGGTGACGTAATCTGTTGTTGTGCGGCTGCTGCGTAAACACTGTCTACATAGGTCCACTCTTTAGAAATACTACCCACATTGTCCAATTGATACAACCAACGGTCGGTGTTGTTTATACCATCGATGTTGATGTCTACTGTGCGATTGCTCACACGTTCTGCTAGATTAAAATCTTGATTTTGTAGTACGCCTTGTTTGAAATAAAAGAAATAACCAGTGTTGGCGCTTTCAAAACCCAGTTGATCGTTACGGAACAATACATTGAATTCGCCGTTGGGTTTGGGGCTGGGTTCGTACACAAATTCTTTGTTGATAGCAGTGCTAGAACAAACTTCAAAAGGCATGCTGATACCATCAACTGTGGCAGTATAAGGTATTACTGGTAGAAATCCTGGCACTAGATTTATGGTGTATTCATCTGTGCGCACACCCAAGATAGTGGTGCGATTGGCTGGGCGGCCTACACGCTGACTGTCTACCAAGCTGGCATTGATTATGGCAGTAAACTGTTCTTGCCAATTGGGGTTGGTAGGATCAGCCCAATTCACAGTGACATTGGCCAGGTTGATCCCGTTGATGTCTGTGACATTCTCTGTGGTTTGTACCGAAAAAACTTTTAAGTAGCCTGACGCAGCAATGTTACGCTTGGGAGTGTAGCTCACAAGGTTGGCAAGACGAACCACCGAGTCTCTACGTTCTGCTGTGTCTAAGTAATTTTCTCTTGTGTTTAGATCATTTCTAAACGCCATGGCTTGCCCCATAAATGCCATGAGGTCCAGCAGGGCAATAAATTCGCTAGATTCAATGTAGTCATTGAATGTTTCTGGATAGTATTGGCGCAAATAGTCAACAAAGCTCTTGCGCAAGGTTTCAAAGTCATAGCTCTGAAAGTCAGCTTCGCGGTAGGTTTGGTAGATTCTTCTCCAGTCTTCTACCCCGAAAATTGCAGTTTGTCTAGTGGATTTGGCCATAGCAGTGTGTTATTCTTTTATTTATTGATAAAATAAACGGCTTAGTTATACATAGCTGGCCACACGATTCTGTTGATCAAAGAATATGGCCAAGCGTTGTGCGTCGCTACTGGGCACAAAAGTCAGTCCCACTTGTAGCAAAATACCGTTTTCTTGTGCAAAAATTTCTAGACTGGTTAGTTGTATTCTGGGATCTAGTCCTACTACACGTTGAAGCTCGGCGGTCAGCACACTGTTAAGTTCGTCAGACTGATTTTCAAACAAGTTGTCCCAAATACTGGTGCCCACCGCAGGTCGGCCAGGTACTTGACCTTGACGAATGTTTAGAGAATTCAACAGGTCTCGTTTGATTAATTCTTGATCAACCAAGGTAAATTTTTTGGGTTGATTTTGTGTATTAAATCCGATAAAGGTAGCCATAGTTTAGTATTTACGACGTTTGTCCACGGTAAGGATTGAGCCTGAATGTGCCTTCACCAGTTGCTGTGGTGGTAGCCACATTGCCAGCAATTTCTGCTGCACTAGCGTCTGAAAAATTAATACTGGGAACCTTGGGATTGCTTACAATAGCTGCAACCAATTGATCCAACTGTGTGCGTTGAGCTGTGTTGACAAAACCACCAGGATCTGCTGCTGGAAACAGTTGTGTGGCATAGGTTTTGTAGTAATCTGCTGCATAAACGCCCTGTCGGCTGGCAGTTTCAACCTGTGCTGCCACTGTGGAATTGGCGGTGCCGTTAATCCAGGCTGCAACATTGGTCACGCCCAAGTTGGCTGCAGGTTGTACTAGTCCTGCCACAGTGGTGGCATCTTCTGTGCCTGTTAACACCTGGGTATTGACTAAACCTTGATAGGCACCTTCCATCAAGGCCACTTGTGATTGATTTTGTAATTCGGCACTGTTTAAGTAATCTAACAAACTTCCTACTCCATACTGACCTGACCATACGCTATCGGTGTTGAGTACAGTGGCAATCATTGATGGGTCTGTGATCAAATTCATTGTACCTGGCTTTAAAAATCCCAAAGATGTCAACGCCTCCACGCTTTGGCCATACAGTCCCACGCCGTATTTGGCAATTTCGGTACCGAGATACACAGGAATATTGTTGGTGTTGAGCTGCCAGTCAGGCAAAAGATTGCCTCCCGCATCAAAGGGTGAGCGTGCCACCGCAGCAGCTGCCTGTGCCGTAAGAGTGGTTACCAATTGTTGATTTAAGAGGTTACCGGGACCTATGCCGCGATTGGCTGTGGGTTCTGACAATACGTTGTTTGCTGCTACTTTGTTGGTGGCAGGAGCCACCGACGCTTTGGCCACTGCTTGTTTGGCTGGAGTATTGGCTGCAGTACTGGCAGTTGTGGTTACAGTGTTGGCAGTAGTTGTGGTCACATTGCCAGTAGTAGTTGTAGTAGTAGTTGTTGTGGTGTTGGCATTAGCTGTGTTCAAACTGGTAATGGCATTGACTCCTTGACCATGATAAGGATAGGGTTCGTGCGTGGGTGCACGAGTAACAATGGTTTCCAAACTCTGTGGCACTACTGTCCAACCTGTGGTTTCTAACTGCGTGTCTGCCAAGCGATTTAATTTGAGATTTTGCACAGCGGCCACCGATCCTGCACCGCCGCCGTTGAGATTGATGGTACTGCCTTGTAGGTTCAATGTTCCGGAACTGTTCCAATTACCAGTATTGCTTTGTAGTCCCAGCGTGCCATCACTACGAATACCCACGGTATTTTTGCTATAGGCTGTGAGTCCAGTTGTGGCACTAAGCGACATAGATTTGGGTGTTTCAAGTCGCATGTCATCTTGACTGCGAACATTGAATGTGCCGCCGGCATAGATGTTGATGTCTTTGTCGGCATGCATGTTTATTGTACCTTGAGTGCGGATATTCACGCTGTTGGTCGAGAATATATCAACTGTGCCTTCTCGACCCAGTTCTATCCATGTCTGTCCATTGGCATTGGTAATGTAAAAACAATCGCCATTATCGCTCATGGTGATCTGATGACCTTTGGCTGTACGTATGCGTACCAGTGTATCTGCACCTTCCAAATCACCATCATCCATAACAAAAGTATGGCCGCCTTTGCGACCTATGACCAGGGCATCCTGAGGTTTGATTTCGCCACGTTCCAGTTTGCCACGAATGGTTTTAGGGTCCATGCCACCTTGATATATGGCCTGTCCAGGTGTGCTGATTCCATACACTGAACTGGGACTTTCGCGCTGACTGCTGCTCAAAATTGGACCACGTATGGGATCGCGATCTAATCCCTGTTGAAAGAATATAGCAGCCTGCACACTTTGTACTGGTTTGACTTCGTCAAAAAATCTTGGACTATTGTTTATCTGTTTGTTGTTTTCGTTGATTTCAATCACAGGCAACTGTGGCGTGTCAACAAAGGTCACATTTTGTGTGTTATTGGTCACTGCATACTTCTTGCTGGCACCGATGGCAGGAATCATGTGATTGAGTCCTTGCTCAGGTACACAACCAATATAGTAACCTTGACTACGGTCGCCGCCGGCAAACACGCACAACACCTTGACTCCGATGTCTGGTGGAGTAAACCACATGCCATAGGTTTGACGATTGCCTGGAGCATAACCACCTGGCCCTGTTGTGGCACCTGGAGCCTGTGTGTTCACTGGTGTGGCGCCATAGAATGGTGGACAATAGTTGACCGAAGTCCACAGCGTGGGATCATTTAATTTAGGCGTGCCGCTGGCTGCGCCTTTTTGTGTGGTATCGTTGAATTCCTCAATGTAGACCTGCAGGCGACCTGCACGAGTAGCATCTGAATTGTTGCATACTATACCAATGAATGGTCCAAACTGTGCTGGTACGCCGCCGCGATCATACTTGTATTCTTTGCTGAGTCCGCGACTGCGTTGAATATTCTCTGCCATTTGCGTTATCCTATGTAATCATCTGGTGGTGCTATTTGTTGCGGCGGCGGATTACCCGCTGCCAAATCGTTGGGATCAATGTTGTTGTTATTGGGTTCAAACACTAAGTCACCATTGCTGGTAGGTGCACCAGCTTCAGGTTGTGGTCTGGTTGGTGTAGATCCCAGCAGATTTTGCGCCAAGGTCTGATTGGCCAAGGCCTGGTCCGAGTCTCCTGGATTGGCATCCGAGGGTGCGTAAGGTCGCATGGCAGCACTGGGCAGCACTGCGGCTTGATTGCCCACGCGATTAGCACTGGCGGCACCGGTGGCTGCCACTTGGCTGTCGGTACGGTTTCCAGTGGAAGCGCCAATGTCTTTGGGGTAGAAGGTCACTGCTACACCTTTGAGTGTTTGAGTAAATTTGCCTTTGGCAAAGTCACTTGTGACATCCGTGCATTTGTAGATATAACTTTGTTTGGCCTTGCGACCTTGAGTAGATGCTACACCATTGCTAGTCACTGCCGGTACTGCTGCAGCAGCATCATTGCTGGCTACACCGCCAAGATTGCTTTTGGTTGGGTCAATTAAACCAGTGGTCAAATCATAGTCGGCTGGCAAATCAAACAACACTTCAAACAGCACTTCCTGGCTGTCAAAATTAATTGTACCGTCTGCTAAAAATGCAGAAAAGCTCCAGTTTTTTTTGGTTTGACCCACAAAGGCCTCGCCTTGTTGTAGCCATGCAGGATCACCAACAACTGTCAGTGTGGCATTTTGTTGATCTTCTGGTGAGTATAGATAATCAGCAAGGTTAGCAGCAGGTTCATTCACATTGCTGTTGGCACCTTGATTGTTTTCTGCACTGTTGGTCTTGTACACATATCTGGTGAGTTGGTTGATGTTGTTAGTACCTTGTGTGCCATCAAATGGCGATCCAGAAAGCACTCTGCGATACAGATTGTTGATTGATTGTTCGTAGTTTAAGATCGCAGTGTTCTGTCCTGTGAACCAATAGTTGTATTGTTTGTGTACACCATTGTACTTGCCTTTGGGAAACCAGTCACTGTTAGCATCGTTGATTTTATAAACACTGAGAGTGTATTTGACATTGTAGGCAAAATCATTGCGTTTAGGATCCCATTTAATAGGAGTGGCCTGTGTACCAATTTTGAACCAAGCTACATTTTTACCAGGATTGTTGGCTATGACCTGTCCGGTGGTGGCATCTTTTTTGGCCAACTGCTGTTCTTCCATGTAACTGCTATTACGCACCAATTCATCCAACACTGCTACAATTGGTCTGCCAGCCACCATGTCAATCAACTGTTGATCGTAATTGACACTTTGTTGTTCGTTGAGTTGTAATTGTCCTTGTAACGCACCGGCACTGACCAAGGCTGTTCGAGTTTTGTCAGGGGTACCTGCTCGTCTAATCAATGCATTTTCAATAGCAGGATTTATAAATTCTATTTCATATGTGTCAGCATAGGTAAATGTGCCTTTGGCCACTAACTCTTGTTGATATTGGGTCAATGCTGCCATCAAGCCTGATTTGACTGTTTGTTTGCTGCGAGCAGCATCGGCTTTGGGTGGTGGCGCACCTGCGTTGGCAGCAAATTCATCTTGTCCCACAGCAATTGTAGTGCTGGATGACCTACTGGTTGTTTCTGGAGGTGCGGGGGTAATGTCTATTGGACCCGACAGCGCCTCTTTGAGAGTTTTTCCTTGCAAGGCAAGATTGTAAGGAATTGTTCCGCGGTCCGCAGAGAATCCAATAATTGGGTTTGAAGCTGTGGCGCTGATTTCGTATTCGACCAATTTGTTAGCTATTCTGAATTTAAGGTCATTGATTTGAAAAGGATAGAATTTTTCCACAAAGGCTTCTGGGTCGGTAGCAGCATCACTTACACCAACTGAGGCAGCAATCACAGGACTCACAGTTGGTGCACGACCACCACGTACCAAGTTGCCTTGATCATCATAACCATAAAATCTCACAACCAACAAATAGTTGGCTGCACCATAGGAAGCCCGATTGGGACCAATAAATCCTTTGACGGCAGCGGCTAAATTGTTAACCAAGGTGATGCCATTGTTTTCGACCACAGTCATTTTGATGTCATAGACATTGTGTGCACTGCGGGTTCCTTTGCCGGCTATTACGGATTTTAAACTGAATCGGTCTATGTAATAGTCGAGAGTAAAATAAGGATTGCGACCACGCACAGGTGCGCCACCACTTTGAAACAGCAACGAAGCACCTTCAAGGCTTTTCTTTTTGGTGGTTATCATTTTGATGTAACCTTCAGGTTTCATCAAGTACACACTGGCCACATAGGTGTAACTGGCATACTGATCCAACACATTGGCCTGGGGTACAATTGGTGCTACATTAAAAATCGTGTCAATTTCTCGCACAGTGGCATTTTTTGTGCCAGCATCATCATTGCCAGCACCAGCACCAGGAGAACCTCCGCCGGGTATGGCCTTACCAGTGGCGCCTGCTGCTACCTCGCCTGCAGGTGTGGATTCACCGGTCCAAAATTCCTGAGCTTGTTGAGCTGTGGCATATCCCGATGTTGCTTGTGTTTGTGATATTGTGCGTGTGGGCGCATCGGTGCCAAAATCTACATCGAATGCAGCTACCGCAGGATCTGCGTTGGTACTGCTAGTAGTAGGTGCAGTTTGTACTCTACCTTCGGGGGTCAGTATCTGCGGCGGGGTAACTGGCAGCTGGGTGTTGGCGCCAGGCACTCGGGCTGCAGCATCGTCGCTTGCCACTTGACCTGCACTGGCTGTGCTTTCTGGATCCGCCATGATTTAGATACCTAAAACGTTTTGCAGTGTGGTTATTTTTGGCAGATAGATCACTGTGTTGGCTTTAAAATCAAACGGTGGAGCAGTCAAGGTATTAGGATTGCGTTGATAAAACACCCACCACAGTTCTGAATTGTCATACAAGTCATAGGCCAACAGGTCTGGTCTATACTGATAAGTGGTGTTGATTTTCAACTGTAAATCATCTGGCAGTTTGGGGATGGGTCTATTGACCATGGTGTCCAAATAAAACTGCACAAAGCCTGTGTTGAAGTAGGCGCTTGCTGCTGAGTAGGCTGCAGCCATTACCAGAACCCTCCCTTGATCAAGTTGCCATTGGCAAAGTTTTCCAAACTAAACTGTTGGCTGACCTGCTTGCGACTCTGTACTGGTAACAGTGTAATATCTATTTCCATTTTAGTAGGCACATAGGTGGACTTGCCGTCGATGCCAAAAGACGATCCCTCTGTAGGTATGCGTATGGGCAATGCGCCTTTGCTCATGCCTGCGTTGAACAATCTTTGTAGTGCACCCGAAAGAGGATTGGTTGGCAAACTCTGTCTAATTGCTTTGTTTAATAGGTTGGTACCATTAGCCATGTTGCTGCCTGCTCGTATATAGTTAACATCTGCCGGCAGGTTGTAACTAAAATTGCTGACCACACAGGGAGCTTCGTTGAATTGGAACTGGCCAAAACCTGACAAATAAACTAAGGGTGGTGGTGCACCACGCAATGCATCCTGACCATAAAACATCTTGGTCACACTGCGGAAAAAATGTATCACGGCCAGCAAGTAGTCAGCTTCATTTGTGTCCTGTGCAGTAAATGTACCTTTGATACCAATCTGTTCCACTGCACTGTTTTGGTAAAAGTAACCGCGGTAGTTGCTGTGTGTTAGATCGTATGGTGTATAATTGGCCTTGTATGAAGTATTAATGGTTGGTGTGTAGGGAAAAATTACACCATCAGTGACTTTGAGTGGTTGTAATATTCCTGGACCAGGTGCATTGTACAAGTAATTGCTGCGTGGTGCCAAACGTAGGCGCACACGCCAGTCACCAGCCGAACCTCGATTCATACGCTGATCGCGTATGGTTTGATTGTTGCGCAGTGTCTGGCCCAATCCTTGCTGTATGGCAGCAGTGTCGGCAGCGGCTGTGTTTAAAGATGACAAAGAAGGTTGCCCCACACCAGCATTGGCTGCAAACTCTGCGGGATCAACACCTTCCTGTTGTGGTTGTACCAGAGGTGGATTACCTGCACCTAACTCATTGGGGTCAATTCCTGCTTCTTGATCTTGAACCAGAGGTGGATTACCTGCACCTAACTCATTGGGGTCAATTCCGGATTGCTGATCCTCG